CCTTCTGCCTTGAAGCGTTCGCCTAGAGCTTGCTGTTGTAACTCTTTACCAATTTCACCAAGTTGTCCTGGACCACCACTTTCGCTTCTAGCAATCATTTTTGATGCAAGGTCATTGATGTCTTTGAGTGATTTCTTAAACTCGTCGACCGTCTTGAATTGCAATTTTGTAATTGCATCCAACGTATCCTCCATGAGTTTCTTGTCTTGGGATTCCATTGTGCGGATTACATCAGATGTATTCCTTTCGATAGATTGAATAAAACTATTTACCAATCTTGCAGATGCTTCCTTATCAGCAGGTCTATTCTTATTAAGATCTAGAACCTTGCGAACTTCAGAGAACAATTTGTCCTTTTCTTCAGATTGCATTGGTTTTTCACCAGAACTCGAAGTGTTCTTGGCGGTTTCTATTACCCTCGCAAATCTTTCTGATGCGGACTTGGTTTCCATTATTGTTGCTGCCTTTGCTTATCTGCTTTTTCTTTTAAGTGCATTGCCAATAAACCAACATAAACTTCCCTTTCCCAAGGAATCATATTTTCAAGTTCACTTAACGAATATTTATGTTCGTGCATTAAAATAAAGTTGGTCTTATAATGATTCCTCATGTTGTCATGAGAAAGGGTTATTCGAAAAAACTTTCTACACCGTCGAGGAAAATTACATTATTTGTTGAACAGTTCGAGCAATCGTACTCAATCTTATGTTCGACTCTGGGCATAGAAAGAAAGAATTCTGTAATCTTCTTAAACTGTGAAGAGGTTAGATTGTCAACAAATTGCTCTACGTCTTTTCGTTGAATATCTTTAGTTGTGAAGACTTCATCTGTAGTGTAGACACTATCGATGCAAGAAACTACTAAATCATATGTTACGGAATCGCCTCCCATATCGATCGAAGTTGGATACCGCATAATAACCCCAAGACCGTTTCCGAAATCGATTTTATTTGTATGACCCTCGGTAATGGTGGGTTTAATTGTTGTCAAGTCAAGTTCCGCTGCAGTCTTATGACCGCACTCACCACATACCAAATTAAACTCGGTAATCTGACCAATAGATTCAGAGCGAAGTTTAATGAAGATATTTTGGAGTTCAAAGAACGGGAGATCTTTGCCTACCAATTTACCGAAACTACAAACGTCGACAATTTCTTGCATCACGTTTAACATTTCAGATTGATCTTCAGATTCTGATGCCATGATCAGCAACTTTTCTTCTCTAACTAAGAATGGTCTGAATTTAACTCGCTCTTTACTTCCAATCATTTCAACGTAAAACGTTGGTGTTTCCATAACAGGTAACATAATATTCTCCTAATAATTTATCCGAGGGGTTGCCCTCTGTCCGCATATGTATCGCCAGCCAGTCCACCAAGCACATTTTCCATTCTTGATCCGACATTTTGCTGCAGTCTCCAATTTCTAAATGTAAAGGTTATTGGCAGTCTAACGAATTGTGTATTGGACCATGCTAATGAAACAGGTGCCATTGCTCTAGGCCATGCTTCTTCCATGATCCATGTTTGTGTTACTTGGTCGTTTTGATCCAGTGAATTTAAAACGATTTGACACGTATAATCCTCATAATATCCAACATATCGTTTCTCAGGATTTACGATCTTGCGCATCCATGTGTCGAAGTATTTCTTTACTTTCCAGTCTTTATCACAAAGGAAAGTAAATGTTGCAGATTCGCCAGTATAGTCTAGAAAAGTTGCTCGATTCTCGACACGGTTATTATACTTGAATGGTTTTGAACCCATCACTAATCCAGGAAAGATTGCTTCTTCGCACATTAGTGATGTATAAGCAGTGTTATTATTTTCGGGAGTGTTTTTCTGTCCCAGAAGAAATTCTGATGCTTCTGGAACTCCAGGAATATTTAGAAGTGCATTGGTAATGCTATTTTCCAAACCATTCATACATTTCGGTGTGCCGAGAATTACTTCGAATCTGTGTGAACGTGCTAAGTCCTTTGCACCCACTTCTGCGAGAAATTCTTGTATCCCGTTGCCTGCCGCTGCCATTAGTATTTACTCCTCGAGTCTCTGAATACTTCTTCTTTTGTTTTTTTCTGGAATGCTTCAAGGGGTAAAAATATGGCACTTTTCCAGTCGATGGGATTTATCTTCATAAATCTTGATTGCACATGAGTTGTCAAATAATGCTTGATGCAAGGTTTAACCTCATTTGCAGTGCTAATGCTCTGTAACATTTGATACGACATTTGAATTTTGGTAGTGGGACTAAATGTTTTTGAATTTGTGTAATCAAGCAACTCGCCTAGAATCTTTCCTCTTACCAGATATGGTGCGTAGTGCAGATTGATACCATAAAACCCTCCAGGTGCTGGACCGAATGGCAGCACTAACGGGAAGGCATCATAGAATGGTAATTCGTTTTTCCATTTTGGATCGTAATAGTACATATACATCGAACCGATTTCGATGTTTGACTTTAGTTCTCCAATATCAGATTGCATTGCTGTATTCGGCGATAAACTCGCGCCGACTAATTTTTGAGCATTGCGCATATACCACCAGATAGACTTTTGTCCATCCCCAGCTTTAGCACGAAGGTTTTCGAAAGGATTTGCCATAATAACTATTTATTCGTTATTCCCAATTCTTTTTCAGTTAATATCAGGAATTTCCATTTTCTATCTAAACAGAATTCAGTTGCTGCTTTCCACTTTGCTTGATTCACACCCCAATTCATTACTTCTTGGAGAAACTGTTTTGTTCTTCGTTTTGGGATTTTGGGTTCCTGCGTAAACTTAGCAGGTTTAATTTCTATCAAGTAACGTTGATCATTGACTTTAATATAGAAGTCGACGAAGTATCTATGGACTCTTCCATCAACAGGAGATCTATATGGTATTGCAAGTTCTTCTGAACCCCACTCCGAAACATTATCATTCGCATCACACCATTTCATAAACTTTAGTTCGTAACTAGAACGGAAGATGATGTTGCTCGGATCCCCGATATACTTATTGGGTTTCTGTATATTATATCTGCCTTTGAGTGAATCTTTTGAATAAACCATATAAATATAAGAAAATACCAATCTAAGGGATATTTATTCGTGTCGCAAATCAAATTTACGCCAAAAGATGATGCGAGAGAAGCGCACATTCAAAAATATGGAATCGATAGTGGCAGTGCGCTTCGGTATCCACTTGATGTAGAAACGCAATCCCCGCATTATGTTGTCTTTTATCCATTGGTAAGAGAAGGTTCTCGTCTTGGTGAATCGTTCAAGAACAATGGTGGACAGGTCTTTGATAAAAGTCAGCAAAATACACAACAACCAAAAAAGGCAACTGCTCAAACTGCTGCTCTAGGTGCAGGTATTGGTGCTGGTCTTGGCATCGCAGAACAGTTGACTAATGGTGGCGGTAAAAATGCTGGTGGCGTTAGTCTTTTGGGTCGCCTTGGTAGCGTTGCAGCAAAAACTTTAGGTGGTGGACTTGTTGGTGGTGCCATCGGAGCATTGTCAGGTAATCAGGAACTATATACAGGTGCTGGTGCCATTGCTCTACAGATGCCTGAAAATAAAATGTCTGCAGGATATCGAGCAACTTGGAAAGAAGGTGAAATGGGCACATTGCTCGGTGCGATCGGTGCTGGTAACCAGTCTCTCTTGGGTGCAATGAATCCACTAAGTACAGATAACATGAAACTGGCATTACGTTCAGGCGGTAAAATTTCTAAAGTTTTAAGCGACAATGCGCTTGATGTTAATAAAGTGCTAGAATCCACAACTAAAACTGTGACCAACCCATACAAAGAACAATTCTTCAAATCGATGAGTAATAGATCTTTTATATTCGAATATAATTTTGCCCCAAGAAGTGAAGCAGAAGCAAAGGCGATTTTTAATCGCACAACTGGCGGAAAGGGGGATAGTATGGGAATCATTCAAAAGTTTGCATATCATATGCATCCAGAACTCAAAGACTCTGGATACTTCTTCAACTATCCTTCAGAATTTACCATTGTATATTATCATGCAGGAAAAGAAAACCAATTTGTTCGCAAAATTTCCACTTGCGTTCTTACTAATATGACAATAGATTATGGAAGTGATACTGGATTTACTACATTCGATAATGGTATGCCAACCCATGCGACTATGCGTCTAGAATTCTTAGAACTAGAACTAATGACTGCACAAAGAGTCAATCAAGGATATTAAGATGTATTTTAGACAATTTCCAGTATTAAGAGGAAAGTTCGATGGCACCTATAAGGGCATCACAGATATTTTTCTTCGTGTAGCACCAAAAACTCCTATTAAAAATGTGGACTTTTTAGAAACAACTTACATTGAAAATGGAGAAACTCCAGAATTGCTCGCATATAAAATGTATGGAAGAGAAGATTATCATTGGGTTCTACTACTGACAAACAATATCGTTGATGTTCGCGAAGAATGGCCAAGAAAAGATAAAGATCTTTATTCGTATTGCGTAGAAAAATACGGTGAGAATAATATATACCAAGCAGTGCATCATTACAGGACTACAGATATGCTTGCATCACAAGGTGTCCCACAAGGAATTATTGTTGATTATAATTCGGCAAAAGTTCTATCGGGTGAACATGAACCAGTTTCGAACTGGGACTATGAAGTCGAGTTAAATGAGCAGAAGCGACAAATAAAGTATATTCCAAAGAATTTAATTGGTAAGTTTGTTTCGGAATTCCAAAGATTAATTAGAGTATAATATGTCGGATCCAAAATCAAAACAGTTATCAAATCCAGGTGACGTTTCTTTTAAGACTGTTGAGATTCAAAGTGTCAACGGCCAGGTTCTTGACATCAAAAATTTTATTGTCGAACTTAACATCTATGAGGATATATTTTCCAATGCACTACAGGGTGTTTTGATTGTTGTAGACTCGAAAGAACTTCTTTCTGGATTACCTCTCGTTGGAGACGAACTTTTAAATCTTTGGATCCAAACTCCATCTTTTGGTGATGAATATGGTGAAAGTATCAAAAAGACATTTTCAATTTATTCGATTAAGAATAGAATGCTGAATGCCGACCGTGAACAAATGTATGCATTATATTTCTGTTCCATGGAAGCAGTCAGTGATAATATTACTCAAGTAAGTAAAAAGTACGAGGGTACTACCGACGAAATCGCAGATAAACTTTATACTGATTATCTAAAGCAAAAACGTTGCTTTGGTGGAATCGATAATGAAGATGAAACTCCGATGGTCATCGCAGATACTCCACACGAGGGTAAAATTGCATTCGTTGCAAATATGTGGTCACCATTCCGTTGCCTCAATTATGTAGCGCAAAGATCTATCGGTGCAAAACAAAAATCGCCGAGTTTCTTGTTCTATGAAACTACTAGACAATTCTATTTTACTTCTATTGACAATTTGATTAAGAGTCAATTAGACGATAGTTCTGTATTTGCTGAGTATGTATATTTACAAAAACCTGTCAACCCTGAAACAAATTTGACTGGGGGAATAACTTTTGATACTTCCAAACCAGGATTGGACAAAGGTTTCAACACTGTATCTGATATTCGTTTTAATGAACAAGTAGATATTCTAAAGTCGCAGGATCAAGGAAGATTCGCCAGCACTACAACAATTTTCGATATTATGATTAAAGAAGCGACAAACGCACCACACGATTATTCATATTCATATCCTGATATTATTCATATGGAAAATTACCGTATTGAAAATGGTAAAGCAACATTTGATGAGAAATCAAAAGATAATATGACATATCCTGCCAACGTAACTCGTTCAGCATTGTCTAAACGTTTCTTCCGTCCTGTGCATAGAAAAGTTCTTACTACTAGTGACGATGAATTACTAGACTATGCACCAGATAAATGGTTGGGTATGAGACAAAGCGTTCTTGAAGATATTTCTGGATTGCGTATGCATATTACAGTTCCTGGAAGAACTGACGCTGAAGTTGGTAAGATTATCAACTTTAAATATCCCAAGGTCGGAGACAGTGCAGATAAATCAGATCCAAAAAACCATTGGGATCCCTTTCTTTCTGGTGTATGGATGATTACCGCGATTCACCACAAGATGACTCCAGTAGCACATAATATGATTTTGGAAATTGCTAAGGATTCTTTCCATACGGCATTCCAAGCAATCACACGTGCACCCGCACCAACCCCACCAGCAGCAGATGATCCTGAAGTGCAGGCAGATCAGCAAAATGGTGTATCTCCGTCATCTCCTGGACCGATCAATAAAGCAGGTTGGACTCACCCAACTGGTGGTAAGGGTAGAATTACAAGTAAAACTGGACCAAGGCAAGCACCTACCTCTGGTGCATCTACAGGACATAAAGGGTATGATATTGGAGCACCAAAGGGTACTCCAGTTTTCGCAGTCAAAGATGGTACAGTTATTAAAGCAGGTTGGCAAAATGCAGGTAAACACTATGGTGAAGGTTCTGGATATGGTTTACGTATTACCATTGATCATGGTGGAGGTTATACATCTGTATATGCCCATGCAAACGAGGGGTCTCTCAAGGTAAAAGTGGGAGATAAGGTAAAGGCAGGACAGCAAATTATGCAGGTCAACAATACTGGAAATTCTACAGGACATCACCTACACTTCGAGATTAATTTAAACGGTAAGTTCCAAGATCCTGGACCTTACATTTCGTGAGATAAAAATGGCAGATAATTTCTTTTCAAATAATGATTCAAACTTTTATTGGTTCTTCGGATGTGTTGAAGATCGTGGAGATCCTATGCGTATTGGTCGCGTAAGATTGCGAATTCTTGGTTATCACACAGATGATAAAGAACAGTTACCAACCGACGATCTTCCTTGGGCGATGCCAATTATGCCCGCAAATAGTGCCAGCACTTCTGGTATTGGTTGGTCCCCAACTGGTCCAGTAGAAGGTACTTGGGTGTGGGGATTCTTCATGGATGGCGCAGAAGGTCAGCAACCTGCTTTTGTTGGGACAATTAATGCTGTTCCTGCGAGCAATGGTAGCGGCGGTGGGGGTGACGGATCAGGTAACTCTCCTACCTCGGGAGGCAGTGATGGTAGTGGTAGTGGTAGTGGTAGTTCTAATAAAGTCGATCCTGCTGCTCTAGAAAAGTTAAAGAATTGCAACTGCAGCAGTTTTGCTAAAAACATTATGGCGCGTGGTAATAAATCAAATATTAATCAAATCATTAAAGCATGTCGAGCAGCAGGATATAGCAACAATGCAGTTGCTGCATTTCTGGCAATCGCTGGTGTAGAATCTGCGTTTAGTCCTATTGCCGAAAACACCAATTGGTCAGTCAAGACCATGCTGAAGAATTTCAGGAAAGTTCGTAATAGAGGTGAAGCATTTGCTCGTCAGTTAAAGTCAGCAGGTCCAATTGCCATGGCAAACTTTATCTATGGTGATACCAGTAAGGGTCTTGGTAATGCCAATTGCAATACTATTACCACCTCTCCACTGGATGGTTATAAATTCCGTGGACATTCTTTTGTGCAAATAACTGGTAAAGATGCATTTGCGAAGATTGGTAAGATAATTGGAGAGGATCTAGTGTCCAATCCACAAAAAGTAAACTCCAGCGTCGAATTTAGTGCCAAGTGCTGCCTTGCATTTTATCAGTATAAAGGAGTAAAGACTTCTTCTCTTGTTGGTGATAATGCCATTGAAATTTTGATTAAACAAACTGGTCTTGATATTAATAAGAATCACCAACACAAACGAGAATTATATAAGTGCTTTATGGAAAACTTTACTAAGAACGGGAACTTTATCTGATGTTGGATGTTCTGCTCAACCAAGATTTATCTAAAATTTTAGATAATACTAAAATAAGCAAGGTTCTTTCTGCGACAGAAATTAAGCAATTGATGGGATCCATCGCGCATGATGTTGGCGGCGGTTCACATTCTACAATTTCAGATAGTGGTAAAGTCGGGGCATATGGTTTCAATCTCGAGGCCCTACAGACTGTTGGTGCAGTCGCGCCTAATGCTATCGAAAAAACATTAGAGAATATTAAAAAGAATATTCCTGACATTTCAATACTGACAAAGAAAACTTGGATTAGAGAACAGTCATCTGATTCTCTCGCGAAGTTTGGTCTTGGTGGATTGATTGGTAAAAACCTCGGTAAAAACTTTGCGCTTGATGCTCTTAATAAATTGGGACTTCCGATTCCAACGAACATTGGTAATGTTGGTAATAATCTAAACTTTGCTGCTCTCGCTGATCCTAAAATCTGGACTGCGAAAATTGGCAGTGCAGCAGCGATTGCAAATACAGTTGTCAACCAAGCAAACGGTTCGGTAGGATCCGCAGTTTCTTCTGTTAAAAACACTCTTTCTAAGGAGGGGTCTGGTCTTACTACAAAGATTGCATTGACAACATCTGCCTCAGGATCGAATGAAGTATTAAGCACTACAAATAAAATGGTTAACACCATAACAAAGACACTTACTTCTTCTGCGGTAAAATCTGCTACTGCATTAATTACTAATTCAGTCAAACTTCCATCTGCAACTAAGGTTGCATTTGAATTAGTTTCCAACCAAATTGATAGAAAAACATCTGCAGTAAATGAAGCAATTGATGTTTCTTTTGATCCATTCAGAATAGCACCTTCTGTTGAAAATTTAACGAATGCAGTCTCTGTAGTTACTTCTTTGGTTGATACACATGAAAAAGAAGTCACAGAAATTATCGATGATGCTCACATCGAGCAGATTACTAATCTTGGCGGCGGTGGTGGTGGATTTTTAAACGATCCATCTTCCCAAAACAATGCTATGGTTTCTTTGCTCGATAGAAATATCAAATCTCTTCTTTCTGCAAAGGCAATTACAGCGGATTCACCCAAAGATGTTATCATGGGAATGCTGTCTGTTGCTAATGGTCAGGGAATCGACACAGCGATTAAGTTCGCAAATGGATTGATTAAAACCAGTTCTAGTGGAAAAACTTCCATGGATTTCTTTGGGGTTGGGTTTTCGGCAAACAAATTATTAGACGATCTTCTACAAACAAAACCTGGATCACCAACAATCTCTGCACCCAACCCAGCAGAACTTGTTCAGGCAAAACCAACTGTGGCAAATCAACCCACAAACGAGGGACTTCGAGATACTGATCCGACAAAGGGATATAAAGATCCAAATAATGTCTATCCCAAGAAAGAATATCTCGAAGCAGGTAACGGTGATGTCAATGCACTCGCGGTTGGGAAAAATCCAGGAGAAACTAAAGCACTACCACAGGATCAAACGATCCACGGTCAACATGATGCACAAAGGACAACTTCGAAACCTATTGCTGGTCGAACAGGCGAGTCTGTTTCTCAACCGAAGTCTGCCTTTGCTGCTGAGTATCCATACAACCATACCTACCAGAGTGAATCTGGTCACACTATGGAATTTGATGATACGCCGAATGCAGAACGTGTTTCTCTAAATCATAAATCAGGCACGTTCCAAGAAATGCGACCAGATGGTTCGCAGGTAAATAAAATTATTGGTGACGGTTATACGGTTATCGATCGCAATGGTGTTATTACGATCGAAGGCAAGGCAAATGTTCACGTTGGTGGCAGTTGTAATATCTATGTAGCAAACAACTGTAATCTTACAGTCGGTGGTAATACGAATATCGATACACACGGAAACGTTGACTGGAAAGTCGGTGGCAACATGAACCTTGCTGTCAAAGGAACCTTTGCTACTCGCGTCGATGGTGATTATTCAATGGATGTCAATGGTAATATTGACTCTGCCACGTCAGGTTCTTGGCGTCTTGGATCTGCGACAAGCGTGGACATTCTGTCCAACAACAAGATTAATATTGATGCTACCTCTGATATTAACATCAAGTCAGATGCGAAGGCGAACGTTTACGGTGCAGAGACAAACATCAAGGCATCTGGTAAGACAAATATCCAAGCAGGTTCTACAATGAACGTCAAGGGTGGTGGCGCTACCAATGTAGATGGCGCAGTTATCACAGTTAATCCTGGAAGTGCAGGTTCTGCGGTGACAGCATCCGATGGAACTCCTCCTGATATTACAATCGTCGCAGATCCAGTTTCACCAATGACTCCAAGTGAACCTGAATTTGTTGGAGGTGGCGGTGGTGTCTCGCCAGAAGAAACAAAGGGTATGGATTACGACGGTGAAGATGGCATTGCAGATAGAAATGCTGCGGGCATTGAAGATGGCGCGACTCCTGGAGAAGATGGTTCGAGTAGTCCAGAAAGTGGAAAAGTTGCACCTACTGCATGTAATGTAACTAAGACTGGAACCAAACTTCCAGATATTAATATTTCAAATGGCGTAAATTATGGGATGAAAATCTCTGATAAATTTACCTTAAAAGATGTAATGGTCAAGGGTAAGTTGAGAGCGTATGGCGGATTCAGTAAAGCAGATATGATTGCAAACATGCGTTGTTTGGCAGTAAACTGCTTAGATCCAATCAGAACTAAGTTCCCTGGAATGTATTTCACATCAGGATTCCGAGATTATATTCCATCTGGAGGATCAACAACCTCGCAGCATATGCTCGGACAAGCAGTTGATATGAAATTCAACGGTATGAGTAAGGCGAAATATCACGACGAGATTGTGCAGTGGATTATCAAAAACGTTCCTTACGATCAAGTTCTTTTAGAATATCTACCTTCTGGTGGACACTGGATTCATATCTCATTTAAACAATCTGGGAATCGATACCAACACTTTACCATGTATAATCACAAACGTGTTTCGGCAAATGGATCGTTTAAAAAATACTAAAAGGCATATAAATAAGTAT